AGTTATCATCTGTCATAACAGTCCCCCCTGAAATTGCAAAGACTCCTGTATTAGCTCCACCTGAAACAGGAACAGCACATACATCTTGGGAAAATGCAGACATGGACGGCGCCATGGCTGAGGGAACGGGTTGGCCTTTATACTCAATCACTGTTTTAGAATCAGCAAAAGCATAGTTTGCTAAAACCAAAAAGAAAGAAGCGCCTATAGCAACGCTAAGATACCAAATAAAATCTTTCAACTAATTACCCCAAATCTATTGACTTATAGGCAATATTATACATTAAAAATTCTTTATCTATAATGAATTTAAGCTATATATTATTTTAGGATTAGGGTCAACAGCAGTTATATTAGCTGAAATAATTGTTTTTCTAATTTTGTTATTAAGCACTGGAGCTCTGTGTATTACATAGCTAGGAAATAGTAATATATCGCCTTCTTTTATTTCAGGGGTTATTATTTTATCTTGGTCCGCAGGGTCAATTAGTTCTGTTTTTGGAGATTCTTTATCTAACTCTAAATAATAAACAACAGTAAAATTATGCCCGTGTGTATGCCATCCATGAGTATCATTATGATAATATTGCTGAAACCATAAGTCTTCTATATGACACTCTACATATCCTATTTGATTTATAATTTTAGTTAGCTCTTCTTGTAATACAGGATAACAAAACTTTGCCCATTCTCTAGTTAAATTTTTTCCTGAATTCCAGTCTAATTTAGTTATTCTATTACTAAAGACACCCGCTTCCTCTTGTAGTGTTTCATGTTTATTATCATCTATAAGTTTTAGTATCTTATCTTTTATATCATTATGCTGTTCAAATGCACCTAGTAAGTAAAAAGAACCTAACTTATGCTTATAATATTTACTCATCCTATTTAAAATAAGGACCTTCAAGCCAAGTAACTACAGAATATCTAATACCTTTTGTAACAGGTTCAACTCCATGTACCATATAACTTGGAAATACTATTACAGCCCCTTTAGTTTGTGGAGGATAATATATATTGCCGTCTGCATTTAAATAAAACTTACCCCCCTCATAATCATCATTTAAAAATGCTAAAGCAGTGAGCTTTCTTGTTTTATTGCCATGTGCATGAAAAGTATCTACATGAGCTTTATAATGTCCTCCTGGTTTATATATTAAAAACTCAGTTTGATGTGAATGAGTAACATTATACTTCCACCAATAATGATTAGCATTTAAAGCTGTAGCAGTTAGTATAGCTCCAATACCTTTATTGACTGGTAAAAAAACTCTTTCTGTATCTCGAATACTTTTATCTACATTACCTATTCCTGGGCCCACTTTAGGCTCTACTTTTTCATATTGCTCTGTAGAATATGTTTCAATCATAGAGTTACAAAACACATCTGGTAAATGGTTTTCAAATTCAGCAATAGTTGCTAGATGTTCTATTTCTTGATCGTGATTACTAGAAAGTTTAATTTGTCCAAGCTGTTCACGTTTATCATATTTCCACTCAGCATGAGGTCCGTCTGCATCTACATAATGTAAAAATACTTGAGCTTGCCACTCACCTTCAAACTTTTCACGCCAATGATAGACATCCATCCCGCGATATAAAACCGCATCTCCGACTTCCATAATTATCTCAGAAGCTTCTGTTTTATCTTCATTGTGACCCATGTAAATAGGCCATTTAGTGCCTGAAAAACCAAGAGTTAATGTAGCAGATATTTCACAGGCAGGGCGATCACGATGTATAGTTAATTCTTCGCCAGGTTTATATAATCTTGCATAAGAGTAGGTAGGATATAATTTTTTACCGCAGTGTTTTTCAAAATGAGGTAATAGTTCTTCTAAAAGCTTATCAAAGATAGGAGCACCATGAATAGCTTCTGACAGAGGGCATTGTTCATCTTGGGTTGTCTGCCCTTGTGTAATTAAGTTTTTTAATTCAGTAGTGAGTTGAGCACAATCATCTTTATCTATAAAGTTTGGTATATATAAGTATTTATGATGTTCAAATTTTTTTGCATCATCTAACATGTTTGCCTTTCTATAAATAAAAACAGCTAAGTCTTATTATAACCTAGCTGTTTTAAAGTTAACACTACCTTACATTAAGTAGTTGGTGGTGCAACATCCACTGGTACCAATTTACATACTTGGTCTACAGTATCATAATAAATGTATTGTGTTGCTAATTCATCAGATACATCTGTCCAAAATAAAGGATCAGCTACTTCAAATACAGTGTCTTTAATTTCAGCTACTCTACATGAGTTCGGGACATCTGACCAAATTGGCTCTGACGGTGTATCTGCTGTTGCCTCTGTATACCCACTAATGTATTTGATAGGAGCTTCATTAGGACTTATTAACGCTTTTTTCATATTTATTCTCCTTATTGTTCAATCCATTCAACAATTACACATCCACCAACTCCAGAAAAAGTACCAGCCCCTGGACCAGCTGCACCTGAATCCCCTACAGTAACAGCTACTGGACCGGTTACAGGTATATTACCCGCGTATCCATTACCTCCTACGCCTCCAACACCATTACCGAAACCACTTGAACCTGCTGGTTCAGCACTAGAATTAGGTACATCATACGGGTTAGCTCCAGGTGTTTGAGTAGAGTTAGTTTGAAGATTCGACTGCTTACCTAACGGGCCATAGCGTCCATCACCTCCGGTGTTCGCAGTACCAGCTACAGCAGCAATAGCTATAGCTCCCCCTGAACCTACTGAACCACTACCGGGGTTTCCAGGCACAGTAGTAGGAATTCGTCTACCCCCTTGACCGCCTGTTGCGGAAACAAAAGCACCAAAAGAACTTGTTCCGCCGTTTTGAGTTGGGTTTAGACCACCACCTGTGTTAGGAGATGAACCGCCTCCCCCGCCACCAACTACGTGAGCTGATACATAGTTTGACGAAGAAGGTTTAGTCCATGTGCCTGGGGATGTAAATAATTGAAGTCTTAAACCACCTCCACCGGCTGATACAGTGCCGCTTGTCCAAGTTGTACCATCAGATGTTAGGACGTTACCTGATGTACCTGGAGCGACTTCTTGAAATGATGATGTACCATTACCTAATAAAACGTTGTTAGCTGTAAAGCTTGAAGCGCCTGTACCACCGTCAGCGACTGCTAAGTCAGTAATTCCTGTAACTGATCCGCCAGTAATAGTTACTGAGTTTGAGTCTTGTGTTGCAATAGTACCAAGACCTAATGATGTTCTAGCTGTAGCTCCAGATTCTGCAACCCATGTTGAACCATCACCAACAATAAAGTTACCATCTGTTTTTGCTAAACCACCAATAGCAGTTAAGTCTGCATCGTATGCTTGAACATCAACACCAACTTCGGTATCCATAGCTTGTTGAGCCGCCGCTGCAGAAGCTGCTGTAAATACGTTACCACCAACTGCACCTGCACCTAAATTAGTTCTTGCTGTAGCCGCGTCAGTTGCTCCTGTACCACCTTGAGCTACTGCTAATGCGTTTGTTAATGTTAAAGTTCCTACAGAAGCTGTATTAAAATGATTTACTGCGTCAACAACGTTTGTTGCATTGTTAAATACCAACATCGCTTTACCAGCTGGAACGGCTACGCCTGTACCTGTTGAGTTCTTAACTGTGATTGCATCAGCACATCCATTGTTTACAAGGTAGAACTTTTCAATAGCCGGGACTATTAAGTTTTGTGCACCACCTGATGTGCCTGTTAAGTTTAATCTCAAATTACGTGCTGTTTGAGTCGCGTTTGTATCTGTTAGTGTTAGAGTTACTGGTCCACTTGCGAATGTAACATCAGCTGAACCTGTAATAGCTTCTTGAATGGCTGTACCTATGTTTGTATTTGTAGTTACACCCCAAGTTCCTGATTGCTCGCCTGTACCAATTAACTCAAATTTTAAATCTGAATATGTACTTGCCATTTTTAATTACCTCTTATGTATTATGATTTTCCTGTCGCAGGCACGCTTGTTACGTGAACAGCTAAATGTTTCTTACCATTCCACGCGGCACCACAATCAGAACAGGTTCCTGATTCGTATTCTTCGGCATCAACTTCCATGCCACAATTTGAGCACTCTAAGTGCACTTCATATTTATTTATAATTTTACCATTAATTTCTTTTGCGTCTACTATCATGCTGCAATCTCCGTCCAGTTTGGTGTTTGCGACGTATCTATTTCACCCCAAACTAAAGTAAATGTTTGTGTCTGCCCAGTTGCCTGAACTCCTATTACATAGACATTAGCTTTTGCTATTACAGAAGCACTGCCTAATCCTGTTGTGCCTAATACTCCTGTTGGGAATACTGTGGCTTTTGCTACTACAGACTCTTCACCTAACCCTGTGGTACCCTGAACTCCAATAGGGTAAACATTAGCTATACCTATGAATGAAGGTGTTCCAGTTTGACCTGTAGCACTAACGCCGGTTACGTCTACATTACCTTCAGCAATAACTGTTTCTTCACCAAGCCCAGTTGTGCCTTGTAATCCAGTTATACTAATTACGTTGTTTGTAATTAAGGTTTGATTACCTATTACAGCTGTTGCTTCTAATCCTGTTACATCAAGATTTTGCTGTGCTTGTGGTTCAACATCACCTAATGCTGTAGTACCTTGTAGTCCAGTAATACTTATTACATTGTTAGTAATTAAGCCTTCATCACCAACTTGTCCTGTACCTTCAACACCTGTAACAGCAACATTTGCTTCACCAATAGTAGCTTCTTCACCTAGCCCAGTAGTAGCGGAAGTACCATTAACTAATACAAATAGTGTATCAGCGCCCCAAGGGCCTTCACTCCAAGGACCTCCTCCCCAGCCTACATAAGCTACATCAACTGAAGTGTCTCCAACTGCGCCTGTAGAACTAACGCCAGTAAGGTTTATTATCTGGTCAGTTTCAGGTGTTTCATTGCCTAATCCACTTACACCTGCTAGTCCAGTAACAGATATATTATTGTTTGTAATTAGGCTTTCATCACCTAAAGCACTCGTGCCTGCTATTCCAGTAACTTCGGTAGTAAATATAATAGTTACATTTTCATCACCTACATTACCTGTAGCACTTAGTCCAGTAACAGAGACATTATTATTGGTTACTAAATCTTCTTCACCAAGTCCGGTTGTACCAGCTAAACCACTTAATGTGACTGTTGCTTTTGCAACAACTGCTTCGTCACCTACACTTGCAGTTGCAGTGACTCCATCTACATTAACTAATAGTAGTTCTGTACCAAAGCTACCCTCAGACCAGGGCGCTTCACCATAGCCTGAGTATAATGTAGAGGAAGCCATTACTAGCTCCTATTAAGCAATTCTGATAATAGCGTCAGTTGCGTCAGCTGTTGGGAATACAATAGTAAAGTCACCAGCAGTAGAGGTCTTATCACCACCAAAGTCTAAAACAGCAACAGCAGCATTAGATGCAGATGAGTTATAAATCAAAGCACCAGATGCAGTAATAGTTGCAGTAGACCATGTAGTATTAGCAAAATCAGTAAACGCTGTAGTACCTGATGATGTAGGGGTTACGTTAGTTAGTGTATTACCACCAGCTGAATAACCTGTTCCAGATGCTTCATCAGAGTTACCTGTTACATCAGAGTAGTTTGTTGTAGCTGCGCCATATGTACCTACAATACTTGCAGTTGCTTTAAATAATGCAATCTTAAAAGTATTACCTGTACCGTTTGTAAAATCATGTGTTCCTGTTAATAACTCTGTTTTAAACGAGGTACACATTGCTTGTGTTAAACCTGCCATAATTAGCTCCTTATTGTTCTAATAAATTTATAAGTTCAGGGTACCCCGCTTCACGGAGTTTGTTTGCAATAGTCGTATTATACGACATAATTGCTTGCTTTATATAAGTAATCAGTATGCCTCTGATTTGATTTTTAAACGCCTCAGCTTGATCCCTTATGACAGGATTGCTTTGACTACCTACATAAATTATTTTATCCAGTGCCATCTCGGCAACTTCTTCTGGTGTCATTCCTCTATTTTGAGTAGTTATAACTTTAAAGTCACCAGGAGGAAATATGTTTATACTTTCACCTTTCATCGGTTAATCACCGGTATCCTTTCTTGCCCACTTCTGTAAGCATCACGGCGATTTTTACCTTCGCCTAAGTTTTGTAATAACTGCATTGCTTCGTTGTATCTTGCTGTATACATTGCTACTGTGTCCGGCTCTTCCTTAAGGAACGCTGCGGCTTCAAGTAAAGCCCCATATAAAAGAGCAGTGTCGAAATTATTTCCCAACCAAGTAGTACCGGCAGTAACAATAGACTCAGGGTAGTAATAATAATGAAGCTCAGAATTATAATTAGCATCTGGTGTAGGACCGAGTAGCATCGATGTATCACTAAATATAGCATAATATTGTGGCACTCCATAAAATGGTGAATCAGTGTCAGGGAAAGACTCTCTAATAAAATTTACGTCTTTATTCAGTAAGTATGTATATTCATTATTAGCATTAATCACAGCAATACTAAATGTAGATAACCAATCACTGGGTAAACTAAAATATTTATTACCGCTTGTCATATTACCTGTTACATTTTTACGTAAGTCTGGTAATTGAACTGTGTTATATATACGTTGTTCAGCGTTCTGTATAAATGTATTTATATCAGTAGTACTATACTGGTTTTCAGTATAAGACTGTATTGCTGCTACTAATTCTGCGTAAGTCATTCTTTATCCTTATGCCATTGGGCCGCGTGCTTTTGTACCTTTTGTTGCTGCACCATTACCACGTGTGACTACGCCTTCAGTCTTAACATCCTTTTCAGGATAACCAGCTGTATTAGGCACTGCAACCATTTCTGGTTGTTTGTATGTAGTATTGCAGCCTTTTCTATCTTTGTTCATATTATACTCCTAAGTTGTTGTTACTGTAACCGTGCCGACCCCGCCGTCTGCTTGCAAATCATCTTCTAACCCTGCTAGCTTCAACGGATTATTTAATCCTACGGGATTCCAACCCCATTGAATGTCTCTACTACTATATATACCTGATGGCACAAAACTTAAATCAGGTCTTG